TTTTATGGAATGCCACTGCTTGCGGAAAATAACAAACCAAGATTATTATATTATTTAAAAAGGAGAGGTTATAGAGGATACTCTATGAATAGACCAGATAAAATTTATAATAAACTGTCAGTAACAGAAAGAGAAATAGGTGGTATACCTAATTCAAGTGAAGATATTAAACAAGCTCACGCGGCTGCTATAGAAGATTATATAGAAAACTTTATAGGGCATACAGGTGATAATTATGGAGATTTATATTTTCAACGCACATTAGAAGATTGGGCTAAATTTAATATCAACAATAGAACACTACATGATGCTTCAATAAGTTCGGGTTTAGCTATTATGGCTTGTAATAAAAATAGATATAGACCAACAGCTGAAAGAAAATTAACAACTGTTCCTTTAGGTTTTAAAAAATATGATAATAAAGGAGTAAATTCAAAAATACTAAATTAGATGGTTAACATTAACTACAATAGTGCTTTCCCCGATCAGGTGGTACCTGAAGAAGAGAAAAAATCTAGACAGTATGGCCTACAAGTAGCTCAAGCTATTGAAAGTGAGTGGTTTAGAAATTCAAGTGGTCAAAATCGTTTTATAAGTAATTTTCAAAATTTTAATAGATTAAGATTATATGCAAGGGGAGAACAACCAGTTCAAAAATATAAAGATGAACTTGCTGTTAATGGTGATTTATCTTATCTTAATTTAGATTGGAAACCAGTTCCTATATTATCTAAATTTGTAGATATAGTTGTTAATGGAATGACTGAAAAAGGATATGATATTAAATCTTTTGCTCAAGATCCTTTTGCAATAAAAAATAAAACAGAGTTTGCGCAAAACGCTATAAGAGACATAGAAAATAAAGAAATGATAGAGGGTTTACAAGCGCAATTAGGCCCTAATGCTAATTTATTTGCCTCAGCAAGCCCAGATGATTTACCTGGAACAACAGAAGAATTAGATTTATATTTACAATTAAACTTTAAACAAAGTGTTGAAATAGCCGAAGAAGAAGTTATTAACAATATTTTAGATTATAATAAATATGAACAAACAAAAAAACAATTATCATATGATTTAACTGTTTTAGGTATTGGATGTGTAAAAACAAATTTTAACTTATCTGAAGGAGTTACTATAGATTACGTAAATCCCGCAAATATTGTTTATTCATATACAGATGATCCAAATTTTGAAGATATATATTATGTTGGTGAAGTTAAAAATATGTCTTTATCAGAATTAAAAAGACAATTTCCTGAACTTACAGATGCTGAATTAGAAAAAATACAAAAATATCCAGGAAAAAATTCTTACGTGGATAATACATGGTGGGGCCAAGAAACTAAAGATCAAGTTCAAGTTTTATTTTTTGAATATAAAACTTATCAAGATCAAGTATTTAAAATAAAACAAACTGAACAAGGTTTAGAAAAAACATTAGAAAAACCTGATACTTTTAATCCTCCACCAAATGATAATTTTCAAAGAATATCAAGATCAATTGAAGTTTTATACTGTGGTGCTAAAGTTTTAGGTTTAGGTAATAATTTACTTAAATGGGAATTAAGTGAAAATATGACTAGACCATATGGTGATACTACTAAAGTTAATATGAATTATGTTATTAGTGCACCTAGAATGTATCAAGGAAGAATTAATTCAATTGTAAGTAAAACTATTGGTTTTGCTGATATGATTCAATTAACACATTTAAAATTACAACAAGTTTTGTCTAGAATGGTACCTGATGGGGTATATTTAGATGTAGATGGATTAGCAGAAGTAGATTTAGGTAATGGTACAAATTATAATCCTTCTGAAGCTTTAAATATGTATTTTCAAACTGGTAGTATAGTAGGTAGATCTTTAACTCAAGATGGAGAAATAAATCGTGGTAAAGTACCAGTACAAGAATTACAAACATCTAATGGAATGGCTAAAATTCAGTCAATGATTCAAACATATAATTATTATTTACAAATGATTCGTGATGTTACTGGATTAAATGAGGCTAGAGATGGTAGCACACCAGCAAAAGATTCATTAGTAGGGTTACAAAAATTAGCCGCTGCTAACTCCAATACAGCAACAAGGCATGTATTACAATCTCTTATGTATTTAACAGTAAGAGTTTGTGAAAATATTAGTCTAAGAGTTGGTGATATGTTACAATTCCCAACAACAAAACAATCTTTAATAAGTAGTATTAATGGTTTTAATATTTCTACATTAGAAGAAATAGAAAAACTTTCTTTACATGATTTTGGTATATTTTTAGAATTAGAACCGGACGAAGAAGAACAAGCTAATTTAGAACAAAATATACAAATAGCTTTACAAGCAGGTAATATTGGATTAGAAGATGCAATAGATATAAGAGAAGTAAGGAATATTAAGCTTGCTAATCAAATGCTTAAATTGAGACAAAAAGAAAAACAAGAAAAAGAAAGAGCTCAACAATTAGAAAACATACAAGCGCAAGCTCAGGCTAATGCTGAATCTGCAGAAAAAGCTGCTATGGCGGAAGTTCAAAAAAATCAAGCCCTTGCAGACACTGAAGTTAAAATTGAACAAGCTAAATCTCAATTTGAAATTCAAAGAATGGAACAAGAAGCTTTAATTAAAAAACAATTAATGGCTGAAGAATTTAGATATGATATGCAGTTAGCACAAATACAATCTCAAGCTCAGCAACAAAAAGAAGCATCTATAGAAGATCGTAAAGATAAAAGAATACGTATACAAGGTACACAAGAAAGTGAACTTATAAATCAAAGACAAAATGATTTATTACCAAAAGATTTTGAATCATCAGGTAATGATACATTAGGTGGTTTTGGATTAGAACAATTTAATCCAAGATAAAAATTTATTATTAATTTTATATTATTATATTATGTCAAAAAAAGAAGAAAAAGAAACAATAAAAGAAAAAGTATTAGAAACTGTTGAAGAGGCTAAAGCTACTGTAGAAACAAGTAGTGATAAACCTCCTAAAGAAGAGGGTACTTTTAAAATAAAAAAAGTTACTAAACCTAAACAATTAGGTGATGAAAAATTGGTACCTGATTTAGTAAAAGTAGATTTAAGTAAACCTAAAAAAGAAGAAAAAGATGCCGTTCCTACACCAGAGACAAATGTGGGCGATGCTCCTGTCGAAGAACAAAAAGACAGTGGAGACAGCGAAAAAGTGGTTAAAGAAATACGGGAGACCGACGAAAAAGTAGAATCTGATTCCCCTTTAAAAGAAATTACAGATGAAGAAGATAATACTAACAAAACAGGAGTGGATAGAAGCTCTGAAACTACCACTACCTCACAGAAACAAGAAGAAATACAACAGGAAGGAAAAACACAAAAACTTCCTGAAAATATAGAAAATTTAGTAAAATTCATGGAAGAAACGGGTGGTACTATAGAGGATTATGCCCGTTTAAATGCTGACTATAGTAATGTTAGTGATGAAGTATTACTTCATGAATATTACAAACAATCTAAACCTCATTTAAATGCTGAAGAAAGAAACTTTATTATTGAAGATTCTTTTAAGTATGATGAAGAGGTGGACGACGAGCGAGATATAAAAAAGAAAAAACTTGCTCACAAAGAAGAGATAGCTAAAGCTCAAATGTTTTTAGATGGACTTAAGAAAGATTATTATGCGGAAATCAAGTTGAGACCCGGAGTAACTCAAGAACAACAAAAAGCAACAGACTTTTTCAATCGCTATAACGAAAATCAAGTAGCTAGTAAAGCTAGGCATGAAAGATTTGTATCTAATACTAAAAACCTTCTTAACGAAGACTTCAAAGGTTTTGATTTTAAATTAGGAAATAAAAAATTTAGATACGGAGTAAAAGATCCTTCAGCTGTGGCAGAAACTCAAGGAGATATTTCTAACTTTATTAAGAAGTTCTTAAACGATAAAGGAGAAGTAGAAGACACTAGAGGCTATCATAAAGCTTTATTTGCAGCACGAAATGTTGATACTATTGCTAATCATTTTTATGAGCAAGGTAAAACTGACGCTATTAAAGATCAATTAGCAAAATCTAAAAATATTAATACTGATCCACGTAAAACTGCATCAGGAGAAATATTTGTAGGTGGATTAAAAGTAAAAGCAATTAGTGGGCTTGATTCTTCAAAACTAAGAATAAAAAAGAAAACGTTTAATTAAAAATAAATAATTATCAATTATGGGTGTATTAACTCCACAATTTGGCTCAATAGTTCCTGCTCCTAATCAGCAGCTATTAGCCAGTAATTACCTATCTTTTACAGATGGTAATAATGATTTTGCTCAGCAATATCTACCAGAAATATACGAACAAGAAGTAGAGAGATATGGAAATAGAACTCTATCAGGTTTTTTACGTATGGTAGGTGCTGAGATGCCTCTGACTTCAGATCAAGTTGTTTGGTCAGAGCAAAATAGATTACATATAGCGTATGATAACTGTGTTAACGATCAAGCTAACCCGTCTATCATTACAACTCCTGCTGCAACAGCTCCTGGTGTTACAAGAAACGTAATATCTCCAGGTCAAACTATTGTAGTTTTAGATGACAATGGTAACGAAGCAAAGTGCGTTGTAACGGCTTCTAATACTGGTAATGGTCAAGTAACTGTCGCTCCTTATTTAAGCACAGATCTAAGCGGTTTAGGTACTTCAGTAAAAATATTTGTTTATGGTTCAGAATTTATTAAAGGCGCATCAACATCTAATGCAGGTGCTGGAGCTTTAGCTTTAAATAATACTGTACAACCACAAATAACTATTACTCCTGCTTTTCAGCAATATAACAATTCACCAATCATCATCAGAAATGTTTACACAATAAACGGTTCTGATATGGCTCAAATTGGTTGGGTTGAAGTTGCAACTGAAGACGGTACTACTGGATACTTATGGTATTTAAAAGCTGAATCTGAAACAAGATTAAGATTCGAAGATTACCTAGAAATGGTATGTGTTGAAGGTGAGATCGCTGCGGCGGCTGCTGGAAATAA